TGACAACTTAATAGTTAGGGGGAAACCCCTTTCTATTAATTGTCTAATTTATTTATTTAAGGAAAATATCATGGCATATACCATTACCCCCCTTGCAGGGATTGATTTAGTTGATACACAAACAGTTGCAGAACAAGCATTAAACGGCGGTACTACTCCAACATTTGGCCCATTAGGTGCAGAAGTTTTTGCTTCCGATGGTCGCCGTTATGTTTGGGCAAAAGCTGGTGCAGCTATTACAGCTTCAACAACTACTTGTTCTATTAACGCATCAACCTTTGTAGCTACCGCTTCTGCTGGTACATACTTGTCCCCTACTGCTGCTATGGCATCAGGTGATTATGGTTGGTTCTCAGCAGCTTCTGTTTAATAGGTTAACCCTCTTAAATTGAATATGTAGTAAAACTGGGACTCTCTCACAAGGGGAGTCCCTTTTCTTTTAACCGCAGTACCTAAACCACTTTAGGAGATTTAAATGGCTATTGATAGCGATACACAAGGTGCAGATGCACGACTAGCAGTCCAATTCTATAAAAAAAGCGTTAAGCAAGACATAGCTTCAGATGAAGCTGGTAGACCGATTTTTAAAGAATTTGATTTTGTACGCATTATGATTCCTGGCGATAATTTGACAGAAATTGACACATATGCCCAAGAGTCCCATAAACAGCGTTTTCCTCGTCAATGGGCGCATTATCAAAACCAAGTAGCAAACCATGAGGATATTATTGGTACGCCTTTAGACCAATGGCCTCAAATTACCCGTAGTCAAGCCGATGAGTTGCGTGGACTTAAATTCCACACAGTAGAGTCTATTGCAGACTGTTCTGACCAGCAATTACAGCGTATTGGCATGGTAGCAGGTATGTCGCCTTATAATTTCCGTTTAAAAGCTAAGGCTTTCTTGAATTTAGCTAATGATTCTGCCGATGTAGCACAAAGAGAAGCAGAATTGCAAGCACTACGCCAAGAAAATGCTAAAATTACAGCAGAAACAGATGCGAAGCTATCCAAAATGCAAGAACAAATGGAAGCGCTACTTGCGGCTGTTGCGGAAAAGACCCCAAAAACACGCAAAACCAAAGTAGCCGAGGCTTAATATGTCCCAAACGATGTTGCAACTTGTACAACAAGTCACCGCAGAATTAAACCTTGCTGTGCCTGCCTATGTCGCTGGCAATCCATCTCAAGATGTCCAACAAATATTGGCATTAATGAATGGTACTGGCTATGACTTGCTAAAAGAGTACGATTGGCAGTCATTACAAGTGCAATATCGTTTTTATACGCAATCTTTAACCGCCAATGCCACAACTGTTAATGGTTCTTCTACATTAACTTTTGCGGCTGGCACAGATTTAAGCAATGTTACTAGCCAATGGCAATTATCAGGCTATAACATTCCTCAAGACACTTATGTTGTAAGTGCAAATAACACTACAAAAGTAGTAGTAATGAGTCAGTATGCAAGTGGTTCTGGCGTACAGTCAGTCGTATGCGCCCAAACTGCTTATGACCTTCCTGCTGATTTTGAAACAATGACAAATCGTACCCATTGGGACAAATCCAAGCATTGGGAAATGTTAGGGCCAGAAGATGCCCAACAATGGCAATGGCTAAAGTCTGGTTATATCTCAACTGGCCCAAGAGTGCGCTGGAGAATACTAGATAACCAATTCCAAATATGGCCCATTATGAATACCCAAGAGTATTTAGGGTGGGAATATAGGTCAAAAGGTTGGGCAAGAAGCGCTACTAATGAAATTAAAAACAGCTTTACAGTTGATTCAGATACAACTGTTTATGATGACCGTATTGTTGTTTTAGGCACAAAATTAAAATATTTCCAAGTTAAAAACTTTGACACAACCGCATTGTCACAAGACTATCAGCGTTACCTGTCTGTGGCTAAAGCAAATGACAAAGGTGCGCCAAATTTATCGTTTGCCCCTTATCCAGCTAAGGTTCTTATTGGCTACGCTAATATCCCAGATACCGGCTATGGTTCATAATGACTGTACCTCAAAAACTAAGCGCCAATACAGCTAGTGTTGCTTCCCCTATTGGTGGTTGGAACGCTAGGGATTCCATTGCCAATATGTCGCCATTAGATGCGGTGACATTAAACAACTTTTGGCCTACTCCTACTGATGTTCAATTAAGACTAGGTTATAGCAAGTTTTCTACCGGCATTACAGGTCAAGTTAACAGTTTAATGAATTACGCTGGTGTTACTAGCCAAAAGCTATTTGCTGCTGCTGGAACAAGCATTTATGATGCTTCAGGGTCTACTGCGGTAGCCGTTAAAACCATTACCAATGACAAGTTACAGCATGTTAATGTAGGCACAACTGGCGGTCACTTTATGGTGGCAGTTAACGGTGATGACGCTGCATTGTTATACGATGGAACTAATTGGATTAGCTATGCTTCTACAGCTACTGCCCAAACAATTAGCACTATTACAAGAGGCGGCACAGGCAATTTAACTGCTACTGTCACTACTGCTGTGGCACATGGATTAGCCACAGGTAATCAAATTTTTGTAGCTGGTGCAAGCCCAACCCAATATAACGGCACATTTATTATTACAAGAACAGGTGCTACTACATTTACCTACACAATGGCTACTGCCCCTGCTACCGATGCTACTACGGTAGGTACATACACTATTAACTACGCTATTACAGGCGTAAATTCAAACACTTTTGTTCATGTAAACCTATTTAAAAACTTCTTATTCTTTGTTCAAGAAAACAGTATGGAAGTATGGTATTTACCTGTAGGTCAAGTAGCTGGCGTTGCTTTAAAATTAGACTTTGGTGGAATAGCCAGAATGGGTGGTTACATTCAAGCTATGGGTACATGGACTATTGATGCTGGACAAGGCGCTGATGACTACGCAGTATGGGTCACAAATAATGGTGAAACTATTGTATATAACGGTACAAACCCTAATTCTGCTGACACATGGGCATTAAAAGGCGTATGGCAATTAGGCCAAACCTTTAATCGTAGATGTTTTTTAAAGTGGGCTGGCGACCTTTTATTGCTAACCCAAGATGGTTTAGTGCCATTGGCATCTGCTTTGCAATCTAGTCGCCTAGACCCTAGAATTAACCTTACTGATAAAATTTATTACGCAATTAGCCAAGAAGCATCATTGTATTCAACTAATTTTGGCTGGCAAATTAATTATTTTGCTAGTGAAAATATGTTGATTATTAATATTCCTTCTGGAAATGGAGTTCGGCAATTTTGTATGCACACTATTTCTAAGGCTTGGTGTAGTTTTTCTAACATTAGTGCTAAATGCTGGGAATTAAGCTATGACCAAATGTACTTTGGTGGCAATGGCTTTGTAGGTCGTTTTTGGGATTCTTATAGTGATTCTGGAAACAACATTAACGCTGAAGTACAACAGGCTTATAGCTATTTTGATGCGCCAGGTCAACAAAAGCGTTTTACTATGATTCGCCCAATATTTCAAACTGACAATGGTTTGCCAGGTATTTTAGTAGGTATTAATACTGATTTTGATGCCCAAAATAGCCTTGGGGCGGTTAGTTTTAACGCTGTAAGTTCTACTCTTGGGGTATGGGACACAGCCAGATGGGATAGGGATGTTTGGGGTGGTGCTTTAGCCCTTACTAGACTATGGCAAGGTGTTACAGGAATAGGCTATTCAGGTGGCATTATTATGAAAGTAGCTTCCCAAGGTATTGATGTGCATTGGGTTTCTAGCGATTATGTAATGGAACGAGGTGGAATTCTTTGATTGTTTTTGATAATCAAAAATATTTAAAAAAATGGGCAGAGAAAGCATTAAATTTACCTTTGCCTGATGACGCAAGATGTATTGGTAATGAATTAAATGGTGTTTTAAAGGCTGTTGTTGTGTATTGCAATTTTCAAGGGAAATCTTGTCAAACGCATATTTGTTCTGTCGGAAGTCATTGGATTACAAAGGATTTCTTATGGGCAATGTTTGATTATCCGTTTGAAAAATTGGGATTAAGAGTTATACTAGGCGTAATTTCAGGGGTTAATAAAAAGTCCCTAAAGTTAAGCCGAAAACTTGGTTTTGAAGATATAGCCAATATCCCTGATGCACATAATGATGGTGATTTGGTAATTTTGACAATGAGGCCGCATCAATGCAAATGGTTGCATATAGATGCCACATTGAAGAAAACTTTAGGAGTAGGTGATGGGCGCAAACTTTAACAGTCAACAATCAAATGGTCAAACCATTCCACCTGGAATGGTATGGAGTGAAACTCAAGGCAAATTAGTTAATCAAGGCCCTAATAGTGGTGCTATGCCTAGCTTTAGTAATGGGGGTCTGCCTAGTTCTAACAATACTCAACCTTTTGGAAGTCCGTACAATCCGCAAGACCCTTGGGCGCAAGCAGCTTATGCTGGTTCAATGGGCAATCTGTATGGCGCACAAACCGCTACTGCTGCTAATCGTGTAAATCAAAATACCCCTTATGGTTCATTAAATTATCAACAAACAGGTACAGACGCACAAGGAAACCCAATTTGGGCTGCTAATCAAACTTTAAATCCACAACTGCAAAGCGCTGTTGATTCAAGTTTAGGTGGCTTATCTTCTTACAATCAAGGATTTCAAGGTCAAGCATTTAACCCTAATTCTTTGCAAAACCCACAAGCTAATTTGCCGTCTTATGGTATTAACCCTGGACAAACATACAGCGATGCCATTATGCAACGCTTACAACCGTCTTTAGACCGTCAAACACAGGCTTCTGACGCACAATTAGCAAACCAAGGCATTATGCCTGGTTCAGAGGCTTACAAAACAGCTAAAACATTGCTTGGCCAAACACAAAATGACGCATTAACTAGCGCTATTGTTGGTGGTATGCAAACTGGATTGGCTGCTAATCAGCAACAATATGGTCAAAATTTGGGTACAAATACTCAAAATATGGCTGCCCAACAACAACAATATGGTCAACAATATCAAAATTATGGCTTACCATTATCTGTTGCTACTGGTATTAAAGGTCTTACACAGCAAAATTATGTAAACCCATACAGTCAAGCTGCTGTTGCTGGCCCTGATTATTTGGGTGCTGCTGGATTATCCAATCAAAATGCTTTGGGCAATCAAAATGCTGCTACTGCTAATCGTGCAGGAATGACAAGTGGTTTGTTTAATTTGGGCGCTGCCGCACTTACAAACCCTTATGTAATGAAACAAGCTGGAAGTGGATTAAGCAATCTTTATGATTGGGCTACTGCTTAATGGCAACAATGGCAGAACTATTACGCAACTCCTCTGATGATGGTCAGGGTGGGGCAAACTCGTTTTCTCCAGAATCAGGGCAAGTTAGATTGCAACAACTTGTTGACCCAAGCAATACTTCTGGTGAAATGAAATTTACTGACTATACTATTCCTAAAGACCAGATTAAAACTTTTAATCCTACATTAGACAATGAAGGTAATGCTACTGGCGCTGGTACTTATATTCTTAAAGACGGTTCTCAAATGTTTATAGGGGCAGATGGTATAGTTAATGCCGCTACTCCTGGTCGTAATGAATATACATTAAATGAACAAGGTTATTATCAGCCAACTGGTTCTGGTCTTACTTGGGATGGAAATTCTAATTCATTAACCAAAAAAATTGGTGGTGTAGATGTACCTGTATCTCCTTATTTTCAAAAAGGTGGATATCAAGATAATCAAGGAAATTTGCGTGTAGATAAAAATGGCGTACCAGTTGCACTTGCGCCAAACTTTATAGATAGCGGTTATGGTCAAAGCGGAATGTCTGATGCCGCACCTTACATTGCTATGGCTACTTTGGCTGCAATGGGTATGCCAGTAGAAGGAATGGCTTTTGAAGGCATGGTTCCGGCATCACAAACATTAGCAGGTGGATTTGGTGCTGGCGCAACAACTGGTGGAACTTATGGTTTAACTGCTTCACAAGTGCCAAATTTAGGTGCTAGTTTAGGTGCTACTGGCGGTACTGTTGGCGGCGCAGGCGCAGGGTGGGGTGGTTTAACAGCTACTTCTACTGGTGGTATGGGTTTAACTGCTGCATCAGTTCCATCTTTAACAACAGGTTTAGAATTAGGTGGTGCTGGTACTAGTGCATTTGGCGCTAAAGATGCTTATAACGCATACAAAACAGCTAATTCATTAAAGAATATGTTTAGTGGAAGCAACGCAACACCGTCATCATCAAATGGGTTATTTAATACTGGCACAGGAAGTAATTTTAATTACCAAAATCAACCATTTTTAAGTAATTCACAACAAAAAAGTATTTATGCGCCTACTGGATTAGATGTTTCAGGCGGTCAAGCAAACTCTTTGGATGTATCAAGAAGTGGTAATTTACTAGCAAATTTGCTACGGAGATAGTATGGCAGACGCAACTTTAGACCAATTAAACAACCCTTATCAAGAAGAATTGATGGGTTTAAATCGCCAAAGGGCGTTAGCAAATATGCTATTGCAACAAAATATGCAAGCCCCACAAGGGCAAATGGTATCTGGTCGCTATGTAGCGCCCAACCCATTGCAATACCTTGGCAACATGGCGCAAATTGTTTCTGCTAATCAAATGGCTTCTGCTGCTGACACAGAACAAAAACAAATAGCAAAAGCATTGCGTCAACAAGAAGTTAATGATTTGACCAAATTTTCTGAATTACAATACGGCACTTCTGACAAAATGGTTCAACAAGCTGGGCCAACGCCTGAAGGTGGAAACATTCCATCTCAAATGGTTCAAGGTCAAGCGCCTAATCCAATGGCTGCTTTTCAAGTTGCCGCACAATCACAAAGTCCATTGCTTAGGTCACAATTAACAGAAATGCTTAAAGGTCAAAAATTGGCTGAAGGCGAAGTTATGCAACGCTATAACCCAGCCACAGGGAAAATGGAAACAACTGGCAAAGGTAATGAAAAATATCACCCTCCATTGCAAATTGATACGGGTAAAAACATTGAAATTCGTGACCCTAAAGACCCAACTAAAGTATTGCAAATACTTCCTAAAACTCATGTTTTTGCGCCTCATGCAAATCAACTTGTACCTGTAGCGGGTGGTTTTGCTGAATACAACCCAAATACAAAATCTCTTACTGCTATAGGTGGAGGTCAAGGTGGTGCAACAGGTACGCCAACAGGCGCTTTAATGCCACCATTACCACAACATTTGCAAACAGAAGTGTCATCAATTAATCAACAAAAATCAACTATTAATGATGTATTAAAAAGTGTTGAACAAAATAGACAATATTTTGGCACTAAATATGCAGCACCAGAAATTCTTGCTGGAGAACTTGGTGCTTCAAAAATGAATCAAAAACTACCATCTTCTGCTGTTGAATCAAGGTCTCAAGTATTTAATACAGCATCTTCTGTAATTAAAGAAAGGGCTGGTACTGCACAAAGTAAAAATGAAAGCGCAATTATTATGCGTTTCTTGCCTTCTATTTATGACAATGACAAAGTAATTATTGATAAACTAAATGGCTTTAATAAATATTTAGAAAGCAAAGAAAAAGGCATTACTTCTGTTATTGGTGCTGTTCCTGCTTATAGACCAGGTGCAACACAACCGCCTGCCGTTACAACAGGAAATAAAATACAAAATTTTGACCCAGCATTATTGCAATTTATGACTTCTGAACAACAGGCTTTATTTAAGCAACCAGGCAACTAATATGGCAGACTTTTCACTAGAACAGCAACAAGCTATTGCAATAGCGCAAGCTAAAATGCGTATGGCTCAAGCAAAGCCTGAACAAGGCAATATGTATACTCAAAGTGCTGAGGACATTCAATATAGTCCTGAAGGCATGCCTTTGAATACATCCTCTTATAGTTCTGCGCCAACAGGCGCAACCAAGGCCGCACAAGAAGCGTTAACAAGTACAGTTAGTTTGCCTATAAATGTAGCTACTGGTATTGCTAAAGCGCCAGCAGGGTTAGCCCAATTAGTTGGTAAATATTTTAATTCAAACGCAGGTGATATTCCTGTAAACGCTATTAATCAAATTGAAAAAGGCACACAAGCCCAAATGGGTGATGTGGGTAGTGCAGTTAGTCAAGTTGGTAGTGCAGTAGGGCAAGCAGCCCCATTTATGGCTGGCCCTATTGGTATGATTCCTAGCATGACCCAAAGAATTGGCGGTGGTGTATTAAGCGGCATAACTTCAGGCTTTTTAACACCAGAAGAAACTGGTTTAACTCCTGAACAATTTAAAGACGCTAAAGCACAAAATGTATTGATTCAAGGAACTTTAGGCGGTGTTTTGCCCGCAGCAGGGGGTTTAATTAAAGGTGGTTATAACGCGACTAAATCAGCTTTAGAACCATTTTATGAAGGTGGTCAAAACGCAATTTTAGGTCGTGCATTGCGTGAATTTTCTGGTGGTCAAGCACCACAAGCTATTGAAAACATTAGAAATGCGCCACAATTAGTAAAAGGTGTACAACCTACTTTAGGTGAAATTTCAGGCGTACCAAGTCTTGCTGCTGCACAAAGGGCTGTTTCTGCTTCTTCACCTGAAGCTACAAACATTATGGCGCAAAGACAAGCGCAAAACATTGAAGCTAGAACTAATGCTTTACAAGGTATTGCTACGCCTACAAGAACACAAAAATATACTGCATTAAGAACAGAATTAGGCAATGATTTGTATGAACCAGCACTTCAAAAAGGTGTTGATTTTTCTTCATTAACGCCTAAATTGCAAGCAGAGTTTAGAGGCTTAACAACATCCCCATCTATTAAATCAGCAATGATTCAAGCTAGTAAAAACGCTGCTGATGAAGGTAAGAAAATTGGTAATCCTGCTAATTCATTGCGTGGTTTGCATGAAACTAAATTTGCTTTAGATAGTCAAATTAACGCTTTAGAAGGCAAATTAGCAAATACTAAAAATCCTAGCCTTGACGCTGAATTAAAAGCTAAAAAAACTGCAAAAGGTAGACTGCTTGATTTTATTGAAAACCCTCAAGTTAGCCCAGAATATAAAGTGGCTAGAGAAACATTTGCTAGGGCATCTAAACCAATAGACCAATTAGACGCTATTGCTAAATTAGCTGAAAAGTCTGTTTCTCCTGAAACTCAAAAGATTTATTCTGCCCAATTTTCACGCAATTTTGAAGCGCTTAAAAAAGAAGGTATTTTAACTGACAGACAAATTAGCAGGCTTGATGCTATTAAACAAGATTTAGAAAGAGTTGCTTTTGCTGAAAAAGAGGGTAAAGGTGTAGGTTCTGACACAGTACAAAAACTTGCTTATTCAAATATGGCTAATCAAGTTGGTATACCTAACGCTTTAAGAGGTTTGCCAGGAGGCCAAATAATTGGCAATGTAGCACAAAGAGTTGGCAAATTAGCTTATAGTGACGCAAACAAAGAATTAGCTATGAAATTAGCTGAAACTATGGCAAATCCTAAGCAAGCTGCATTATTAATGGAACAAGCTGGAATACAAGGAAAACCATTGACTACAGAAAACCAAAGAAAATTAGCTAAAATGTTATTAATGCAATCTGCTGGTCAAGCAGCACAATAAGGAAATATTATGTCACGCAACGGTTCAGGTACTTATTCGCTTCCTGCTGGTAATCCAGTAGTAACAGGCACAACTAT